AAGCCGACTTCTTCATTACATACGGACAATCGCAATTCCCGTATCTTTCGTTATACCAACAACAATAGTCACACTGGTGCATCATTTACCCCTCCTCTGTTTTCTGCTGGCGTGATAAAGCCGTGAATATTCAAATAGGCCCGACATAAAGTCGCTATCGCTAATTTTCTTCTATTTTCCATTGTTATTCCTCCTTATCTATCTTTACTCCATTACGATATATTTCTCCAACACTTTTAGGCTCTTCACGGGAAAGTGTAACAGTTACTTTGCCACGATTGACAAAACAGAAACAACCCATCACATTGCACAGATATGCTTCATGCTTCATCTCACATTCATTGCATTCTTTATACAACGAACATTTACTGCAATCGAAATTTATATTGAACGATTCACTCATTTCATGCAGCACTCCGTCTATTATTATTGCGTTCTTTATTTCCATACCGTTCATTCATTAGAAGTTACACCCAAACATAATACTTTGTCATATACTTCCTATACTTATTTCAATAATCTAATTACATTTCTGTTCGCATCGTCTATTAACTTATTCCCAAATGACGAAAGATAAATCCGTGTTACCTTTTCATCGCTATGCCCCATGCTCTTACTGATTACGGAAAGTGGGACATTCGCATCATTTTGGGCAATTGTGGCCCAACTGTGGCGCGCCACATACATTGTCAAATTGCTTTTAATACCTGCGTATTCAGCTATTTTCTTTAAGTTCGCATTTACATTTGAAAGTTTATTGGCAATGTCTTATATTCTATATTCCTACTTGTAGAAATATAGAACACATAATCGGAATCAGGCCTTAAATACTTGTCAATAATCTTTTTTATTTTTTTCTCCATTTTAATATGTAGGATTTTCCCTGTTTTTCTTCTTTTGTATGTTATCACGTCATTTTGAATATTGTCTTTTTTTAAGGAATACATATCTGCAAAGTTCATTCCACGTGTATATAAACTGAACATAAACATATCCCTCGCAAAATCAAGATTCGGATGCGCTTTCAGGTTTAGGCGGTTTATTTTATTTATGTCGTCTATTGATATAGCTCTTTTTTCAGTAACATCAACGCCTGTATAAACGTGTTTGAACGGATTGATTAGTGTTGGCGTTACTAACCCTGAATCCATCGCTTTATGCCAAACGCTTCTTAACATACGCAAATAGAAACTACTTGAATTTCTTTTCATTTTTCTTGACAATAAGAATGATTCAAACGACTCTACAAAATCACAGTCAATATCTTGTAATGAAACACGACTATTCCCAATAAACTCTGTTATTCGTTTACATAAGGACGAATAATGTTTTGAACTAGTTTCTCTGCCTGAAAGGCTTAGTCTGTCGCTAATCTTCATAATGTAATCAACCAAAGATTGACTTATGTCAGATATACATTTTACAACATCATCAGCCGTGTATTCAGGTTTTGTATATTCCAATATATTGATACGTTTCTCAATTTGGGAGAAAAACCAATCTATTTCTTTGTTCACATCTTCATCAGAAGTATATGGATTTTCTTCATTTCCAAGCCATAGTGAGTTTGGTATCTTAATTTCAGGGTTGAATTGTCTTACCCACCTATTTCTGATAATCTGAAAGTATATTCTTCCCTTACCTAAATTATTTGCTGACTGAACAAATTTTAATCTTACTGATGTTTTCCTTGATTTACTACCATGTATTTCCATAATCAATCTCCTTTCTCCTTAATCCGTTCCAGTACATCCTTGTTTGCTTCGAGTATCTCATCGAATGAGGGGATAGGTTTCCAATGAGTAACATATCCAGTCTTGATGTAGGGGGATATCCATTTATTCACTTTTCGCATTGCCATTTCATCAATACTACCATCAACATATTTCACTTGACACATGCCTTTTGCCTGTTCGTTAGGTATTGCATCCTCTACGCTTATCCACGGTGATTGCTTTGACTGCCATTCGGCACCCTTTATAAATGCAGCTTCTGCAATTTCATCATATGTAATCCCATGATTAGGGCACTCATCTATTGAGTGATATTGGGCATATACACCCATTGATTGGGCAGTTGTACGTCTGCACTCTTTAGCTGCTTCTTCTACTGTCTGTTTCATAATCACTTAGTTATAGTAGTTCTTTTATTAAATAAAGCCATAAGTATCAAGGCAAAGGCGACTTTCAATAACCGCTTTTTACCAACAATTATAATGTTGTCTCTAATCATTCCATTGTCAGTCATTATGCTGTACCCTTTCCTATATGGTGGTAAGCACCTATAAATATAAATTTTGGTAAGTGTATATTTCATAATCATTAAGTAAATGGTTCATCACTAAGATTAATTACTCCCTTATCAGTAAACTCGTAACCAATGTATGTAGCAAAACTTCCATTTAAGACATACCAATCTGTTTGATTATCATCATCGCTGTGTGCGAAAAGTAGGTCATTTGTTACATTCTTATCCCTCTTTAAGCCCACGAAATAGTTGTTATTATAGAAACTAATTTCGGGAATATACTTGAATGCGCTTGTATCTATACCATCGTAGATACCGTACTTCTTTTTAAATTTCTCGTCCATAATTATTCAATTTTATAAGTTTCTAACATACATTGTTCACATTGATGAAAAAAATCATTTTCTTTCAACTTTAAAGCAATTTCATAAGCTATATCATATGCCAGTTCGTCTAAATCCTCGTCCAAGTAATATGTCTCGTCTTGCAGGCAGGCAAAATCTTCATCTTGTTCAATTTGTTCTTTGAAGTAATCAAATCCCACTTTTTCATCTTCAAAGAAATCAGTCCATATCCAACTATCTTTGCTAATGTTGTCAAATTGACGTTTGAGGGATTGATATGCTAATTTTAAAAGTTCTTCATTCATAGTTATTCCCTCTTATTTAAATAAATCAAGTTGTGTATGTTTTTGAACTTTCCCAAGTATGAAGTCGCAAATGAAATTCCTTGCGTAGTCCGGTGAAATCATTGACCGTTCTTCGGAACAAATTCCTGCTTTCTTTCCCATTTTACTTTTCATTATTGTTTTAGTTTGTATTGGCTTCTGATAACTTCTTCCATTTGTTGGTTTACAGTTTACAAACCAATAAGCTGTTGGTTTTTTAAAATAGTCACCTCTTTTTGTTCTATCTTTGTCAATAAAAGTATAAGGTATGAAATTAGCTGGAAATAAAAGATAATGCGGCTGTGTAGCAGGATTTTCGACTATCAATCTTAAACCTTTCAAATCACAAACGGCAAACAATTTATATAATAGAATATAGAATTTATTTCTATTATTTATCCTTTCTAATACTATACTATATTGCTCTTTTTTATCTTTACAATAAAGATTATTACATGCCATTTGATAGTAATTGGCTTGCATAGCTTCAAAATAAATGCAGGGGAAGAAAGCTATAATTAAATCATCTTTCGTGATATTATTAAATATGCTTTCCTCTTCATCATATGCTTTTTCAATCTCTACAAACAAGTCTATCTGATAGTCAGTCTTTCCGAATGAATTTTGTATATCATAATCGAAAGATTCATATCCAAGTTTTCTAAACTCGTCACGGAATGTTGCGCTTTGTTCAAAGAAGCAATGTACTTTCCCTTTTATTTCCATATTTTATTCCTCCTTAATTTCTTCAAACAAAACATTTTGTTTATCACTTCTTTGTAAAAATAAACAAATAGCCTTTGAACATTCTATATATCTTGATTTATGATTGAAATAACAATCGCAACGCTCTTCAAACGTAGCTTTCTTTCTAACCTTCAATTTGACACCATTATATTTAAAAACTTCTCCGATTTGTCTTTCTTCCTCCATAATCATATAAATAATGCGATTATTGAAACAATAGTCATAATGAAAAATATCAATGCAAGACATTTCCATATTTTTGCAGTAGCCTCCAAACCGTGTTTCCGCTTGTCAAACTCGCTTAACGCATAATTCAAAGCCTCGTCTTTCAGTCCTTTAAACTTGTCATTCAAAGCCTCGGTTATATCGTCTGCGATAACATGCTTCACCTTTTCTGACACGGATTCCGGATATCCTCTTTCATCATAGTTCAATTCACTCAACAAATCATGATGAAATATATAAGGTATTCCGTTCACTTCGTAGGAAAGTTTGATACCGCTATCTCTCACGTATTTTAAAAAACGCTTCTCCACCATAGCTTCTATTTCGCTGTCTGTCATTTCAGCTTTTTTCTTTATCCGGTAAAACTCCTTTTCGTCTACAATGAGTATCTGGTTTTCCGGCTTCATTACATGTATATCCATTACTTGTTAACCCTCCATTCGTATTCTTCCAGCCATTGGTGATAGTATTTTGCCTTCTTTGCATCTGCCATATTCTTTATCTCGAAATAGCAATCGTAAAAGAATAATTTACTTATAAAATCACGGTTGTAATGTAATGCACTACTACCATCTCCACCACTCAAAAAGGCATACCTGTTTTCCCATCCCGGGTCACGACCTATGTATTTATAGGTGTAAAGTTCTCCATTCTCAGTTATTTGTGCAAGCTTGTCCCCAAACTGCAACTTATCAAATTCTGCTTTCTGTATCATAACTTTGCTGGTTTATTGGTGAATACTATGTCTTTGTCAAACTTGGCGCATTGAATATACCAAAACCCACTCATTGATTGGTAATTATATCTATCAGATTTACCTTCTTTTGCAAATGCAAAATGTTTTGGTTGCCACATATCAGTATCACTATCTCTCATCATCACAAGTTCCCCAATTTCAAACTGCGGTTCGGGCTTTGGTTCGTTGTATATTTCCCAATCGGTAGCAAAGATATAGTCTATACTGACACTTTCAAACCCATTGTCACAATCATCAATAACAATATTTGTGTTTTTCAAATAAATATAGCCAACAGGCCAACTCGCTCTTTTCACCTTGTACCCTTGCTTCATCGCTTCAAGAGCTTCACTAAATGTCATATTCTCTGTTTTCATAACTTTATGTTTTAGTAATTATATCAAATGCAGTTTCTCATATAGGTATTCTCGTCAACCATGCCATCCTCCGATTCTTCAACCAATTCAAAGAATGTGGATGCAGGACAAACATGTTCCTCTATCATTATACAAACACCATCTCCCGGATAATATTCACACGAAACATCGTTATTCCAGTCTATATGCTTTTGCGCTTCTTTAACTATATTATCACAAGCAAGCATATATTCTAAGTATTTATATTCAGCTTTTCTGATTTTATCAAATATATTACCCTTCATTTTCTGTCTCCTCTATTTATCGTTAAAATATTTTTGGTTCTTCATCGTATGGATATTTTACTTCAATTTCGGTTTTTACCTTAATTTTGTCTTCACTGTACTCGTTTGAACCAATTATGAACTCACCGTTTTCTACAAATTCTACCATTGTAATATGAGATTTATAGCCTCCGTTGGATATCTTCACATCTTTGTCTAAATCTGGTGCAGTAAGCAATAAATGCGCTAAATCTCGTATTGTCATTTCGTTTCCTCCTCTATTTCTATGTTAGTCACTTTGCCACGATTGATATAACCTAAACAAGAATGAACACTACATAACCATATAAAATGTCTATTTTCAATTTCATCGCAGTAATATTTTAATGAACAATTCATACATGAGATATTTTCATTCGTTTCCATTTCATGCAGCACTCCGTCAATTATTATTCCGTTCTTTACTTCCATATCAATCTACTAATTCAAAATGAACATTTACATTGTCTAATCTCTCATTTTCAGAACAAAATCCAAAGTTTTCTTGTTTCCATCCTAATGCTTCATAATCTTTAGCACAAATCGGTCTAAAATAGCAAGCATCACACGAAACTTTTTCATCACGTACAACTCTGACTTTATTAAACCCGACTTGAACAATATTTCCAATATTTAACTCCCTACGCTTCATAATACTCTTCATTTGATGTTATACTATTTGTATTTTTCGATTTTCTCGTCCAACTCCTGCAATCTCTTATCTATGTAGGAAGAATTGAAATTTTCGCCCTCTATAATATTAGAATCCTTGCCATATCCCATATCGGGTAGCTGGTTGAGGAAAGTAGAGAAGTTTTTCAGCCATCCTCCTTCGTCAGTCTGTTGTTTAACATAGGATTTAATGGTAAATTCAAGTTCATCCTTTGATATGTTTTTCAACAATGACTTGATTTTCTCCTTATCCTTACGACATTTACCCGTTGACCTTCCTCTATTCGGGCATTTAGTTGGGTATAAATCATACAAGTAATCAATATCGCTGTTAACGTTATTACTTTTTTTAGAACATTTTTTAACGCCATTATTAGATTCTAATAAAGATTTAACATTTACATGCTCTGCATTGTCTTCCGCTTTCTTAGATAATATGATAATATTATCTTCTTTATTATCTGTATTGTTTATATCTGTATAAGAATTACCGTTTTCGGGAAATGGGGATTCAATTTTTGTAATATCGTAACCCTCTTTTCCTAATACTTCTATTGCCTCATCAGAAAAAGAATACCATAATGTTTTCACAAAGGGGTCAGTATTATAATTACCTTTGAGGAGAAAGTTTATTTTGCATAGATTATCAATGATGCGATATATTTTCTTATCGTTCATATATGGAAATAATTGTGCCATTGCTTTAGCAGAATTATAAGTCCAATATCTTCCATCATAGAAATGCTTTTGATTTGCAATATTCTTCTTTATCCAAAAAATAAAGTTTTCAATTAGTATGGCTTCCTCAATTCCATATTTTTTTGCTAAATTTATATTAAAAGAATGATTCATGTTATTTGCATTTTAAATTAGAAATGATTAATCTAAACTTATTTCCTCCATCAAAAGCTGTTTTAATGACATAGCCCTTTTCAATCAATGATGAAAGGATTTTATTAGCTGTTGTTTCGCTTACATTCAATAGATTGGCAATATATTCATTGCTAATAAAACAGTCTTTATCCTTAGTAGTAAAGCTGTCTATTTCCAGCAACAATATACGTTCATTCCAAGAAAGATTTTTATCTTCCCAAATTTCAATTGGAATCCAAATTCCTTTAGTTTGTCTTTCCATAACTTCAATGTTTAATGATATACCTTCTAAATGAAATGGTGGCGAAGTCCGAAGGTATGGAAAAGAGACTTGTCAACTGGTAGCTACTCCAGTCTATCGCCACCACAAATATAAGAATGTTTTTCAATAAATACAAAAAGCACCGAGAAAACTCCCAGTGCTTTAAGCTTTGCTATACACTGGCAGGCTGCACGATTGCAGGTAGAAGTTGCCAATGTAAGCTATATGTTGAATTGCTATTGAATCCTAATATCGTTTATCACCGAGACTTCTACCTCTCGATTGCAATGCAAAGAACGCTGTTATTTTTGAAACTTCCAAAAAACAAGTCAAACTATTAACAATTATTAATCATCTATCTCAAATAGGTTCTTTTTGATTTGCCAATACTCTTTGACTTCCGGCACTCTGATAACTCCCTTACTGTTGTTAATGTCGTACACTTGGAAGTATAGTGTAGATTGCTTGCTTTTGGTGGTATAGACTTGTACAAAAAGTCCGGTAAACCACTCAAACTCACCTTGCATGAACTGTTCCGCTTTGAATGTGCCTTGTATCTTATGCCCGTCTTGGGTTATGGTACAAGTCATATCCCGATTGAACTTCATTGTCACCAAGTTTGGTGGTGTGCCTACATTGTCATTGTCGTCTTGTATATACTGTACAGTCCATGTGCCGTACAGATAGTTAAGCTGGCTTTTCCAATCTGTTTGCGCCTGCATGCTTGCCATCAGTGAAAGCAAGCCAATCAATGTCATTACTAACTTCTTCATTGTTTTATCAATTTTTCGATTATTGTTCTTAGTTCCTTCTCCCAATCCTTGTTCCCGTGCATAGGATAACTTAGCTGATGCCAATTATGGTAGTCAAATAGCTTCATCCGGCATGGGTAGTAATCAAACAGCTTCTTCTCATTGTGGAATACTCTGATATGCTTTCCCTCATACTCTCCGATATTACTCGATTTAAGTTTATAGGCTGCCAAAATTTCGTTGAACTTCTCCATTGGAGTAAATATACTCTTCGCCATAATTCAGCCCTCCTTTTCGGGAGTATAACCTCCCATGAGTCTATAGTTAGGTATCAGCTTGTCGATGCTCTTAATCTCAAATCGTGTATAAGTCACACAATTCGGATATATCTTACAAAGTCCGTTGATTATATACTTGTCATTGAAGTACATTTCAAGCTTCATGTGTACCTCGGATGCGGAATATTGCCTTTTGTCAATAAAGAATATCCCGTCTATTTCACTTGAAAATCCTCTGTTTGTAACTCTGAACAAGTCGCGAAGTTCTTGTATCACGTCTTGTATGCTAATTGGTTGTTTTTCCATTTTCAAATCAAATATGGTAATTATATACATGTTTACACTTGTATCTATTTGTTAATAAATTTCTTAACTGGGTTATACCCAAACCCTCTATAGGGTGGCATTGCTGCATCCCCTTTTACTTTTCTCATGATGTTGTAGGCTCCGTTTATATCTGCATTGAGTAAAATCCCGTTCTTTGTTCTGAAAAGACCTCTTTTTACTCTCTTTCCAACATAACTATCATGATGTTTTATCTCCTCTAAATCTAAAGAACTGCATTTCGACGTGTGAGATTCGTTTATTTCAACAAATCTTAGTCCTTGTCTTTCAGATTTATACCTTAACATTGATATGAACGTCTCAAACGGAATTGAAACAAAATTCTGATTGTTTCTTTTACTCATATTCACTTCCTGTTTCCATCCGTCATTATGTCCCACTATCAATGTCGTTATGTTGTCTTCCAGGCACATGCCTACAATTTCCTTGCTTGCCTTATGCAAATAATCCTTGACCTTATTGTTTCTCTTTCTTGTAAGGTTCATTAACCGTCTCGAATTTTCCTTTCCATTTGTTTTCTTTAATTGTGATTGAACTTTAGCTTTTTTCTTGTTATAATACTGATTGACAGACTTTAATTTCTTTCCATCTATCAAAACAGCCTTATTGCTCGTATTCGTTACAATAGAAGCAAAGTTGTTAACCCCCAAATCAATAGACATATATCTATTGTTATCTGGTAACTGTTCCTTTACCTCCGATTCATACACCAATTCTATTACATAACAGTCTGCTTTCGGAACAAATCTGACTTGCTTAACCGTTCCTTCCTTACATCTGGTTTTCAATGGTTGCAAACCTTCTTTCTTTGGAAAGTAAATATATTCTCCTCTATGCTTAAATTGTGCATAAGAATAAGAAAATATATTTCTTCCTTTTGTTTTATGCTTGTATTTCGGGAATTTAGGACATCCAGTAAATTTCTTGTTATCCCTTTTCCATGCTTTAATGGCTGAAAAATAAGATTTCAGATTTCTATCCAAAGCCATAAGTATTTGCTGGGAAGAAGAACCGCTCATAGCCCTAAAATCAACATTGTTTTCTGCAACCATCTTTTTGTTAAGCTCCACAGACCTTATCCATTTCCCGGAAACAAGAAATTCTTGCTTTATGATATACAAAGCCGCGTTATACAAGTTCTTAGATAAGAAACAAATCCGGTCTAAATCCTTGTACCTCTTGTCATTGACTGTTATTATATGTTGCTCCGTTAAATACATATCGCAAATATAAATAGAATATTTTAAATTTCCTATTTATTTATATAATTTTTAGTGCAAAGTTCTATATAGTTACCTCAAATATTTATTATTGCTACTGTTAATGCTATGAAGATTATTGCTATTATTGCAGCACTTGTCAAGCATCCTTTTTCGTATTCATCCTCATTTTGAGGAGTATTTTCATTATACCAATCCAATATATGTTTCATACCTCAACTTTTACATAGTTATTCTCCTTTCAGCTTTTTAACCAATATATCAGCCATACTTACGCTCATGTCAGCTATGGCTATTCTTGATTTGTTCTCATATTGTGGATTATTTAAAAGTGTTTGCATTGTTGCTATTGCAGCATTTATCCGAACCTCTTCCCAATCACGCCCCTTTGCTTCTCTCTTCACTTCATCAAGAAGAATAAGTTCATCACCTAAGAACGACTGTTTCCCGTCCTCTGTTACGTAAATGTTGGTATATTCCCCAGCCTTTATTACGTCAATTGTTTCTTTGGTTGCTATTAATATTGCTTTCATCTCTTTATAGTTTTAGTTTACAATTCACTGCCTGCTATTACTGTTTCATTTGACAAGTCAGCCCGTTCTATTACTGATACGATTTTAGAATCTCTATAGGAGCGGAAATGGCTTTTTACTACACGATATCTTAATTTGACCCTATCCCCAACCTTTGGTGCAGTTGTCATATTGAAAGCACCGCTTATCATTTCAAAACCATGCCATTTATTCAGATACGAAAAATTTTCACTTGCCGCCAACTCTTCGGAATCTATTTTAAACTTCCACTTGGCAAACCTATTATATCGCCTCAGAATATCAACTACAATTCCTTCCCAATAATAATACTTGGGCTTCTCTCTAATCGCTTTCATACGCGCGATATTTACCCTTCTTTTTAGTTCTGCTTTAAGTTGCTCATTGGAGTAGTCGGAAAGCCCTAATTCGTCTTGCATGGAATGGATTACAACGTCTACTACAGCATCCTTCCTATTGGCAAATACAGAAAGTAGTTTTTCCCTTACTTCTTCTTTACTCTCAAAGACAATTTCGTCTATCTGCATCTTTACATTAAAGACGTTACCCTTTTGTGTTATTAGGGCAATTTGAAGTATTTCCATAGGTTGTTATATTCTTTGTATTTAGAAATTGAGTTGAACGTAGCTTGTACGCGGCTACTAATATACTGATAAAAATTAGCATTCGTAAAGTCAATGCCGATAAACAATTTGTTGTTGTTTCTATTGGCTTCCTGCATGAGTTCCTTTATTTCCGCTTTGTGACACTGGGTGAGAACAAAACTTGTACGGTATTTAGTCCAGTTTAAAAAGAATAGTTCTTCATCCGTAGAATTTTCATTCAGTATAGGTATTACTTTTCGTAGTATTCTACAGAAACAAGAAAATTCTTCACTTTCAATCGTAGCTTTATTTTTTGTAATAGCCCCTTTGAGAATAGCTTTTTCTTTTGTTTCATCTTTAATTTGATAATTACTATTAGCACGTCCAGATAGTATGCCTTTTGCTTTATTCACCGCTAAAGCTGCCTTTGTTCTTATAGATACTAATAAAGCTTCCCTTTCTGCCAAAGCGAAAAATAAGGTAAGGGTAAATTTGTCTGTATGTGGAATATCACAAAAATAAATATTTCCTTCTCCCATTTCGTCATATATTTGTAATGCTTCAACCGTATTTCTAAATCGGTCAGTTTTAGCTATTATTAATATTGCATTATTTTCTTTTGCAAAAGATATTGCCTTCCTTAATTCAGTGCATCCATTTAGGTCTTTACCCGTATATACTTCGCAAAAGTCAGCTATTAAAGTTCCGTTTTCTATTTGAACAAAATGATTTATTATATTTTTTTGTGATTCGAGTCCCAACCCGGTTTTCTTTTGATATATGGTAGAAACCCTTCTCCATGATACAAATTTTTTCATAATCAATCTTTTTTAAATTTCCATATAAAGTTATTAGCTTGTTTATACTTCCCTTCACAACATTTTGAGATATTGCTTCTGCAAAAGCCAAGTTCATTTTGCATATCTGTTAAAGAATCCCATTCTTTAATATACTTACCATCAAGTGTATATTGTATAACTTTCTTTTTAATAGCATTATTTTTAGCAATAGCACTCCTATCATAACGTGAAGCATAGGTTTCTTTCGCCCTTTGCATGGCTGTACCATAGTTCATATTATATTCAGCTGTACACCATTCTAAATTATCTGCCCTATTATCTTTTTTATTTTCATTGATATGGTTAACTTGCTTATAGTTGTGAGGATTTGGTATAAAATTCTGAGCAACCAATCTATGAATATAGATAAGTTTAACTTTATTGTTAACATGTAGACCTACAAATAAATAATTTCCTTTGCTATCTAAAGAAGGAATTAATATTCTTCCTTTTTTAAAATAAGAAGTTTTAGGAGTTATGACAATTCTATCTTTGCTTCTAACACGCCCTAAATTACTTACTTGATAATATTGCTCAAACCCAATAATATCTTTCCATATCTCATTATTGCTATTATCCATCTTATTACTAACTGATTATTATTATTACAGACAAAGCTATTCCGGCTATAAGCCAACTGATAACATCACTACTATATTTGAAGTTAGGACGTAGTATGATGGCAAATAAAGCCACAATATCCCACACCAATAGTAGAAGCATGAACTTTCCCATTATCTGCCTAATTTAATGAGTTCTCCAGACAACAAACAGCCAATAAATCCGATAATTATTATTAATGCCATAGTTTTTAATATTTAGAAGTTATACAAATTGTTTTTCTATGTAAACACACCCTATTCCCTTGCTCTTGTTAAATTGGCTGTTTTTAAGGTCAATATTAGGCTTTATAAAGTCTTTTATGTTATCCACTAAAGAAATATATTTAGATGCGTTCGCCTTTATTGCAAGGGCTTTATACATTTCTTCGCACATAGCCATATACTTTTTAAATTCTCCTTTGTTGAAGCGGACAACTATTTTTCCGTGTGTTTCAATAAATTTGTTGTGCCCTACATAAAACTTTCTTTCATCATTGCAATGCACCAATTTATCACCTACGTATAGATACGTTCTTTGTCCCATGCTGTACTTACTATCTACTGATATGCTATTAAAGTAAACCGCTTGTTTCTTTGGAATGCCTACAGAAACAATGTTTTGCAAAAGTTCCATATCCGCTTTTGCCTTCTCAAAATCTGATTCAAAATTTTTATAGGTTTTCATACACTACTTTATTATTATATTATATATATTATATATATTATATATATTACCAAAACAGTTATAACTTTTTGTTATAATGGAAGCTTATGCTCTGATAATATATACGGGTGCTTTAAATTAGTAATACCATGATACAATATTTCGCGCTTTGTTTCTGCCTTATAAATAAACAGATTTCCGTTTCTCACTGCCTTCATTGTATCATTGATATTCAACCCTTGCAGGCTTATAAACTCTTTTAGTTCGGGCTTAAATTTCGTTATTAACTTCATGCTATTACCTAAAAACGTAGTTACACAAATTAGATAACCAACACATTAACTGAATAGCCATCATAAAAATGAACATTCCACACAAAGCGGCTGTAGCTATTACAATTCGTTGCCATATAATGCGATAATCACGCTTTAATATTTTACCGCTAACAAAGCGTCCGTTATAAAAATCTGTTATACTCATAGTTCTATTATTATTATTTGAATTCAAATTTAATTCCTTCCGGCAATAGAGAATAGTCTATATTTTTAAGCATGTTATTATATTCTTCTTCTGTTACTTTGTCGTGATAGCTATAATAATTGAAAACTACATTATTACCTTCAACATAGTAGATATAATTATCTGATAATAATCCAGCCCCTAATATAGCTAATTTTACATCTTTTTCTTTTGTTGCTTTGTTTATTCTTTTTTCAAAGGTTTTAATCACTTCGTTTTTTCTTTTCTCTATTTTGGCGATTCTTTCAGCTTCCTTACGTTCTTGTATCGAACTTTCCGTATAATATCTAGATAATATTTTTCCCTCCATTTCTTCGCGTTCTTCATCGCTTAAAACAAATCTATGGCGTTCTTCGCTTTCCTTATATGGATTAACCCAAACATCACCCGTTAATTCTTCCAGTGCTTGTATAGCTTTCTTGCTTTCTGCTTGCCATCTTTTCACAATACTGAGTGCAAACAATTGATATTTAAAATATTCTTTGTTGTCACATTTTGACAAAATTTCCATTTCTTCATCAGTTACGCGCAAATATTCCTTTGCTTGCTTTTTATCTTCTTGTAAAAAGTAATATCCATTTTCAACTGGATATAATGGTGTGCCACGCCAATCGCATAGATGAAGGTCTACAAACATTTTCAACTTTGGAAATGCCTTTAATATTTCTTCATGGATGCAACCGTGCCCAATATCGTAAAAACGTCCGTTTCCTTTCTTTTGCTGGAGTGTGCCCGTTATACTCCATGAACACGTACCGTTCTTACATTCATCATGCAATTTAATGGTTGCTATTACTTTATAGGTGATACCTTTTTCACGGAAAGATTTTACTACTGTATATTTTAATGTATTCGTTTCCATATTATTGTATTTTAATGTTTAAAATTGTGTTACGGTCTGTTTTTACTCTTTTGTTATTTTCCCAAAAGTTAAAAGCTAATTTATGAAGCATATTAATAGTCAAAAAGTTAGTTCCTACTGTAATAGGTTTAGCACAACACGCATAAGTATTACCGCTTTTAATGTAGCTTTTTACAACTTGCGCCATATTCATAAATTCCTTTTCTGAACAAATAACACTTATAGTCTGACTATATGTATTTGCATCATTATGTTTTCTTAAATAGTTTACTTTCGTTTTCATATCATTTTGCCATTTTAGTTATACACTGAAAAAATACACTTTATTTTGATATGCCCTACAAATAAGTAGAGCATACCTATTAATACGTTTTCGTGCCATATTATCCAATTATTTGAATGCCTTCACTATTTACATAATACTCCATACCACATAAAGAATATATGGGAATATAATAATCGCGCCATCTATTACCGTTATTATAGAAGCCTACAAACTGAAAGCGTTCACCCTTGTAATTATCAAGTATATTCATTTCCCGATAACCGAAAGGGTTGTTTTTCCGTTCCTTCTCCGTTGGTGTCTTATATAAGTTCATAAGCCACGCAAAACCTTTAGCACTTTGTTCTTCTGTTACTTCTATTTCGGTATCACAACCGGGATAAAAATTTGCCGCCTCATTATCACCATTATTCGCACGCTTTTTCAAAAGTAATACTTCGCGTTCTGTTATTACTCCATTTGACAATACGTTCTCTATTATCTGACTTGTTTCTAACTTTTTCATATCATTTTAATTTTTAATTATTTACTTTTAAGTTCTATTATTTCGGTTACACCGCTATAATTTTTGCGTATGCTTGTTTTATTGATGCTATAGCATTCATGCCATCTATCGTATGTTTTAAAAACATATCGCTTTAAAATTTTCCTATAATTTATTATACATCCACCAATTTTTTCACAACCATTATTTGAAACATCGTGAAAATGTGAATGGCAGCCATTATTGAAAATGTTATTAATTCTTTCGGTTAACTTTTCATTCGTATTTAGGTAGCATCTAATTTCTTCAACAAATTTCTTTCCGTTTTCGTTAAAAGGATATATGCTAATATCTGATATTTTATAAAGTTTCATATTATATTATTTATTTGTTATCTTACTATAAATATAGTAATTAAAAAAGTGATTAAAATTATCATAGCTTTACTTTATTTCTGATGGATATAAGAAGGTCAAACACTCATACATATTTCCTTTTCTCATTTTTGTTTTCTCCATGTTAGATAATCATTTATATTTTCAAAGCACATAAACCCACCACAAAAAGTTGCAATTATTGCAGGCGTAAACGGGCATATTTTTTTAGCTCTATATTTCGTAGTGGTTTGAATAAATAGTGTTCTCATAACCAATTTACAGAATTAATGTATTTCTTTATTTCCGGGTTGTATTCGTTTTCGTCAATGTATTGGCAAAGAGCGTTTTTAACGTCTTCCTCCGTGCCTTCATCCATAGCACGCGTAATCTCAAAACCTACTTCCCCGTATTCCATTACTTCGCCATAAAACTCATGCGCATTGTAACGATATCCGTCTTTCCGGTCTAAAATCAAATCTATTATCATAACTTAGTCCTCCATTTCTATTTCTATTTCGTCCAATACCTCCGAAATTGCCTGCCCAAGAAGATAACAACGTATTGTAACGTCGCAAGCCTCTGCACCTTTTTCAAGGTAGGATAAATCATAGCCAAATTCAGTTAGTGATTCCGTTAACAATTCAAAGTTGTGGCAAAGATTTTCTTCTGCTTGCCACGTTGAAAATGTGTATGAGCCGGAAGCGTTTCCAGTTACGCTATCATTTACAAACAACGTATCGTTCAATTCTTGCTCCACTTCTTCGCGGTTGCTGCTTGTTACTACGATTTTATTTTCTTCAATGTAGTTTCTAACGTCTTCTTTCACGTTCTCCAGATAATCGTAAGTTTTCATAATTCTATATTTTTAAGTGATTGATTTTCATTTTCTGTACTCTGCATTTCACGGGCTTGTAACCGTCTTAAGGCTGCATTACAGAAGCAGCACGGGAAAATCAGATGGCTATCAGATAACAGCTATATATTATAGCCATATATCCATAGGCTTATATCTTATTTCCCGTTCCTTCTTCATATCATTCTTTATCTAATATAGCTAAGTAGTGTATAGGTAACGACTTCCTACATACTTGCTGCAATTACGTTTATTGCACTTGCTTAACACTATATCAATATCTCACAGCGCCTACCGTCGCATGTAATGTTATCTATTGTAACTATTCATGCGTCAACGCTTTTCCAGTATGTAATTCTTTCAAACAGCGCTTTGTCTTCGTTGAACTCCTTGTTCCCTTTCGACATGACAAAGATACGGCTTTCTTTTGATATATATGTTAATTAAACGTTAAAAATATATCCAACTATCGTATTTTAACCCTCGTTCACATATAAAGTACGTAATTGCACAAATATTTACATAAAACAGCCGATAATGAAGGATAACAACGCCAAAACAAGTAGCTACTAAAAACAAAAAGCCTACTTTCCCGTTCCCGCACTTCGCCCTTCTTTCCTGCCTTCATCCAGGCAAGTAGCTATGGCGATGCAAACGGAACTTCCGTGCAAGGCACAACCGCCACTGCAAGCTACGTAATAATCGCACCCACACAACAAGCGCACATCCACAACAAGCGCACATCCGGGCGTGCGCTCTATATAGCGTTATATCAATGCTGAGATATGAGAGAGCAATAATATATACTTCTTACGCGCACACGGTTGTACTTGCTTCGCAAGACAACTACGCACACACATAGGCAGGCACATGCACACACACGATATATATTAATCTCATAGATATATATATATTATATAATATTAATATACTTAACTTATGATGTATATTATATATAATAATCTGTATTATATTGTATATTATATAATTATATCTGATTTGTGTTATATTGAATTATATAATTATATCTGATTTGTATTGTATATTATATAGCCTAATTGATTAAATAATCACGCCTGGGCGCGCAAGCACGCGCATACAAGGCGAAAGCTGCATGCAATATTTGTCGTAAACGGATGTTTGGTTTAAATATTCAGCTAGTTTAAGCCTTCGTAATTGTTCCGGGTATGCAATGCTTTCTCCGTGCTTCGTTCGTTTCTCAGTGCCCCTGCAAACAAGCAAGACGGGCAAAGAATCCTTCATAGGGGTATGGGGGGGGGGTAAACCGTAGCCGGAAACGGTGGGGTACACATAGCCTATCCTCGAAAAAAATAAAAAAAATCGCAAGTTGTTGATATTCACGGTACGTCGTGAACCGCAGTGTGTGCTTTGCCGTGGCTAAACATCTGATTATCAACTGCTATGTAAATTGCCATATCGGGGTATAATATTGTAAGTATCTGATATTCAGCCGTTGTTGTAATTCCGACTTTGGGAATTATTGTCCGTGGGTGTAGTATATTTGCCTACTGATGATTTTAATTCCCCCGAAATCGTGTTTTTTAGAATCTTGGATATTGGTTTGGCTGGTAGTATGCCTTATTTGTATTTATACAACGTTTATTTGCGTATTTTACCCACAGACCTAAGTATTTTATCGTCCGACCGAAATAAAATTAAAATTTTCGCTTCTATAATTTGGATTTTAGAATTTAGTTAGTACATTTGCGGTGTTGTTTAACTAAAAACTTGAATGATATGAAAGGAGATTTTGTTTATGAAGCGTAGTGAGCATTTGAATGTTGTTGCTGGCAAGTATTTGAAATTTTTCCCTTTGTCAGTTAATGGGCTTAAGTATGTCATGTATGGTGTTGATTTAGACAATCGCCTTGTCTTGCGTTCAGATGACAAGGACATTACTTGTAACTTTTCTGATTTGGGTATTGATTCTTCTCACATCTTTGTGGATGAATGTAACAGTATGATTTACGAGGCAAAGAAGGTGTTTATTGACAAGCAATCCCATCGCGAGCTTTATGTTGTGGACAAAGGTGACGAATGGCGTTCTTATTGGGTTGAGGATTCCTATGTCATAGGTGCTAATTGCTGTACTATTCGTTCTATTTCAGACTTTCTCCGCGAGAAGAATAAGTTTTTCTGTGGTGACATTGTGGCTAAGTACGATGGTGGTGTTCCCACTTACTACTTTGTGGATGCTTTTACAGATGTTTCGGGTATTTTCACGGTTGTGTTCAGCTACTTGGATAGTGATGGTAAAATTGCTCATTGCTATTCCGACAAGGGGATGTATCGTGTTCTTGAAGAGGTTGCGTTTGAGCATTGGCTTTCCCGTGGATTCAAGTACGACAATGAGAACAATACGTTGTGTCCCATCTTTTATGAGTTAACTGACAATTCCTATGTTTTTTATTGTAGCGACGAGCCAGTTTCGGTTCTTGCTAACTGGAAGATAGGTACTTATGGCTTTGCTAAGGATAAATTTCCCCTCATTGTGCCTTTTCACAAGTTCAATCCCGACAATATTGGTGGAAGTTTGCAGCACAATGTTGTAAAACAGCAATAAAAGTTTACATTTTAGAGATTTTTTTCTATATTTGCATTGAGATAATATTAAAATCGTTAACAAATGGCATATTTATATCTGTTATCTTTATTAACACTTGTAGCATACATTGGTTATGCTTTGAAGGTATGCGGACTGCCTGCATCGCTTTCAGATACCTACTATATTTTGAAGGATAAACACCGTCCTTCTTGGCTGTTTCAGCTTGCTATGGTTCTCTGTCCTATGCTTCTTGTTCCCGTATGGCTTGAATTGTCTTCTGACAGTGTTCAGTTTCTTTCTTTCTTGGCTTGTGGCGGTCTGATGTTTGTCGGTACAGCGCCTTTGTTCAAGGAGGAGTTTCAGAGGAAGGTTCACTTCGGTGGGACTATAGTAGCAGGACTGGGTACTACCTTGTGGCTTGTACTTTCCGGCATGTGGTATATACCTTCCGCTTTCTTCTTTGTGTCGGGCATTGTCATGCTGTTCAAGAAAAAGTGGCTGTTCTGGCTGGAAATGGCGTTGTTTGCGAGTGCTTATACTGGATTGTTGGTTAAAATGTTATTGGATTAATTATGAATTTGAGTTTTAAACAAGCTATAGACCTTCACCAGTGCCTCCGCTACATTGAGGCTTGTCAAGAGGCTATATACGGGAACGACAATACGAGTGACAACATAGAGGTCGGGGACGTATCTGTGACGTTTCACTTTGACGATGGCGAAACCTTTGTGGATAGCTTGATTGTTTCCGGTTCGGAGTGCAAGAAGGGTCGTATTGATGTTGAGGACTATTTAAGAGAATGATATGGAGTTATATTTAGAACCTATTTACCGTGACCGGAATTGCAAGGGGCAGTTCAACAAGGGTCACAGATTGAGATTTGGAGGGCGACCTTGTTCCGAGGAAACTAAGAAGAAGCTGTCGGAGATTATGAAAAAGAGGATAGCTGACGGTTCTACCAAGATGCCTCATTTTCAGAAGGCTGTAATAGTCATTAAGGACGGTCGGATTGTGGGTCACTATCCTTCCGCTACGGAGATGGCTCGCAGGCTGGGAATTACCAAGTCAATTATTATCCGTGTTTGCTTGGGTATTCGCAAAAGCTATCGTGGATGCAATCTTTTTTACGAGTGTGATTCAGATAAATGGATGAAACTAATTAAAGAATGAGATTATGAACATGTTCAATACAAACTCTACTACCGTCATGCAGTCCAAGTTGTTGCTTGGCTTGGGTATTGTCCCTCGGACGGCAGATTTGACCTTGCACGACGAGGAACGCGACATACCTCTTTGGAGTATGATGCGTCTGATAGACATGATTCCCGGCTTTATTGTGGATGATGATGGTTATACATACTCATTTACCATAAGTAAGGGGACATACGTGTATAATCTGTCCTATACCCGTAAGACCAAGCATGGGGAGAAGACTTTAATCTCCTTTCACAATCCGGTAGACAGCTTTGGCGAAACGGTCATTCTGATTATCAAATGGCTGTTTGATATGAAGCTGTTTCCGACCAAATACATGGCGAAATACGTTAAAAAGAAATGAGGTTGACTATTTACTGGACTAAGGAGGCTATGCACAAGCCTTCCGATGGTTCACCAAGAATGTATGACCGTATTGTCAAACGCTTCGGATTCTCTGATTATATCAGCATCAATGGTGAAACACCCGTTGATGTTAAGGAGATTGACCTTCCGGATTTGAAGGTTGCCGAGGAGCGTGGCTACATACAGATAAGAAACAAGTGATATGAATGAATATGAAGATACACATGTAGTTGTTTCCGAACGGGAAGCACTAATATCCACTGTCAGCTATAATATTATGGCTACTAACGACCTTGCTTGTGCTACAGTGATATTTGCACTGTTTAGGTTAAGGAAAAGTCCCTTTTACCGCTTTCGTGTAAAGCAGTTGGCGAATAAGGTTGAGCTTGAAAGAAGTAGATATGAGAAGGTAATAAATGCTATGATGGCTGATTCTTCCGCTAAGTTTGCCGATTCCAATGATATTTTCATGGACGCTATTCAAGATGAAGTTGATGCTCTGTTTAATTCTATTAAAGGTGAGTATGACAAGTCTTGTGTCGAGGATTCAGAGCTTTTCAGTTGGCTGGAAATGGCAAGGACTATGTGTGATTATAGTTGTTGCCAGTTGAAGTACCGCAGGCAGGAGATGATTGCCAAAGACCCTTCGTTCAAGAGGCTTAAATTTGCCCATTTAGACTTGAATAAGATGTCACAGCTAATGAATGAGCTTATGAAGGCTTTAGTTCCCGATGTGGATTTGAATACTGATGCGTGCAACAAGGCTATTCGGGAATTAGGAAAAAAGCTGATTGACCCGGATATTATTGCTAAGGCATTGTTAAGACAAGAATAACTAACCATTATAACTTTTTGTTATAGTATAAAAAATGTAAAAATGAAAGAAGTAGCTAAATTGGTTCTACACTATGATTTGGAGGATTTGGTAAAATTTCAGACCTCAGAGATAAAGTCTATGTTTGAGATGTACTCACAAGCAGTTAAGGATGGATGTGAAGAAGACTTTGACTGTGCCATATCTATGAAGAAGGATATTCTGGCATGTTTGAATACACTTCGTGAAATATCTATGAGTGAAGATGATTTGGAAAAGAAGTTTGAAACTGACATAAATTTGAATTAAAATGGACGTAAATAGAATTGAAGTAGAGGGAAATCTTACAAAAGACCCGGAATTGAAGACAAGTAAGAACGGTCAAAGTTTTGCATTTATTACAGTATGCGCAAGCTATCCTAAAGGCAAAGCTCCTAATGTGGAATGGATTCCAGAGTTCTTCGATGTTACATTGTTTGGTGCGGATGCTGAGGAGATATGCCAATATGCTAAGAAAGGTAGTCGTATTTGGGTATCGGGTATGATGCGTTCTACTATAAACCAAGATACAAAGGTGAAATATTGGAGTATCATTGCCAACAATGCTCATGTTTTGATAAAACGTGGAAAGAAGGAAGCTTCTACTACTGGGCAGCAGCCAGCCCCAGCCGTACAGCAGCAGATTAAGCAAGCTCAACAAGTAGCAGCACAAGCCTTTAATCAGCCTTCCCCAAATGACCCAGATGGATTACCCTTTTAATTATGGAAGAAAAAGAAAAGAAATGCTTTAAATGCAAAAGCCCATCATTGGAATTATAATTTAATGAAGTCTGTTTTTATTTTATCAAGAAAAGCTCATAAGTTATTACATAAATATATATATGTAAATTCTAATGATTTATTTTGCTATACTAATGAAGGAGTTAAAATTGAAACATTAGAACAAGCCACTGATATATTTACTAAAATATTATTAGAACATAACTGTAATGATAAAATTGAACATATATTATTATGAGGGAGTTGGAATTAAAATTTAACGGTAAGGGCAGTATGAAGCCTTTCCGTTTCCAGCAGATTAACAAAGGTAACAATGCGTACATTTACATGGTTGAGATTATTGAGAATCCGAGTGTACGTTGGTATGAAGTATTCAGACGTAGGGAATGTAGCGACACTGATGTAGTTCTTAACGGTCAGACAGTTCATTACGAGGCAAGAGTTCTATATCCCACAGCTAACGATTTTGGTGTCAGTGCTTTTTGTTGTCAGACACTTAGCAGGGCATTGGAGCATTTTAACCGATGGGAGAATGGAAGAGAAGATTGATAGAATTTTAGCTTTGCTGGAAGAGAACAATGAAATTCTTAAAGAAATCAAGTCTAAGATTGAGATGTCTGAATCGGAGGAGTGCGTGACTAAGCGTACACTTCACGATTTCATCAACAATGTTGTTGCAGACCTCTTTGCGGATATGCTGTTGCAGCCTAAAGGCAGAGGTCACGTAAGTAGGGAAGATATTATGCAATTTATTAACGAAATGAAGTGATATGGAGAACAATTTTATAAATCGTTCAAGATTAATTCATAACAATTATTATGATTATTCTAAAGTTAATTATAAAAATTCTATAATTAAAGTCTGCATCACTTGTCCTAAACATGGTGACTTTTGGCAAATTCCAAAAAGCCATTTAAGGGGGAATGGATGCCCTAAATGTAAGAGCGAAAAGAATAAAAAGATAATATATGGATTCGGAATTAATGACTATAATAAATCCGTTAAGGTAAAAAATAGGCATATATATTCATATTCTTTATGGAGAGGCATTATTAGAAGGGGATATGATAATAATGTTAAAGTACGTCAACCTACTTATCAAGACTGTTCTGTCTGTGACGAATGGAAGTATTTTTCTAATTTCAAGCATTGGTTTGACGAAAACTATGTAGAAGGGTATGTACTTGATAAAGACATTTTAGTAAAGGGGAACAAGGTATATTCTCCAGAAACTTGCTGCTTTGTACCAGAAGAAATCAACGTGATTTTTACTAAAAGACAAAGATATAGAGGTAAATATCCTATTGGCGTTAGAAAAGATAAAAACTCATATATAGCAAGTGTAAGTGAATATGGTACTAAAAAATACATAGGGTCATTTAAAACAGAAAAAGAAGCATATAATGCCTATAAAAAAGCTAAAGAATTATATATAAAAGAAATTGCAGATAAATATTTTCAATGTGGAAAAATATCAGAAAGGTTATATAATTCTATGTATAATTATAAAGTAGAGGAGAATGATTAAATGAATTTAGATTATAAAAATGATATAATTAATAGCAGAATTGGTTCATTAGGTTCATCAGACGGGAAGGTACTTGCCGCCATAGCTAAGAACGGTTGTGTTCAAAGAGGGCAAGTAGAGCGTCTTGCCATTGCCAAAGGTCTGTATGAAAGACCAAACATTACTAACATTGCCATGCAGTACGGTGATTTCATAGAAAATATGATTTATGACAGCTTGGTGCAAGTGGATGAACGTTGGGAGAGCAATAAATGCTTTAGAAGTCAGAAGTACGGGCGTGAAGGACTTGGTTTGCTCGTGCATATTGATTTTTCTCTCTTTGACGAGAGTAGGGATAAGCCATTGCTCTTATGGGTCGAATGTAAGGCTACTACTACTGACATCGAGCAGACTTATAAAGATTATAAGGAACAGCTTTATATTGAGTATATGCTTGGCAAGGAATTGGCAGAGGAGTTAGGTGCTGATTTCAAGCTTGAACTTTGCCACTATGATGCTTCTGTCATGTTTGAGGATGAATCGCAGTTACAGTTTGCCTTTGACCCCGATAAGATAAGCAGGAAGAAAGTGGTATTCAAGAAGCCAGTGTTTGATATTTCCTTTGGAATGGATATTGCCTCCAAGTATGTGTCCGAAATGACTGAATACAAACGTGAGGAAATAGATTGGGATTATTTGCCTGCCGAGGTTCAAGAACAGATGAAGCAAGTAAACAATATTCTTGTTTCAATAAAGGAGAAGCAGGACAGCATAGAAGAGTTTAAATCCCGTTTCTATGATTTCTTGTGTAAGAATGAGGTCAAGAGTATAAAAACTCCCTATTTTACTATTAGCAGAGTGGACGAAAGCGTATCTATTCAATTCGACAAGGTACGTTTTACGGCTGAGCATCCAGAACTGGCGGCTAAATATCAGAGGGCGGTCAAGAAGAAAGGATATGTACTGATTAAGACTAAGGAGGTGAAGGATGAAAAGTAAGATTATAAAGGCTGTGGGAAAAGAGATACTTTCTCTTGTCTGCATTATATTGTCTATAATTGGTTTACTTTTTGTAGGTCATTGGCTTTACTCCATCAGTAATATATTAGTATTGATAGTTTTAGGTATTCTCTTTTTAGGCTATATTGGCAGTGTAGTATATTCATGCATTGATGCTCCTGCCACTTCTTATTGGTACATTGTATATTATTGCAGTAGAGGTCAAGCTTCTTTGTTTCTGCCTAAAGAAGATGATTTTTTCAATGTGGAGTATTACCGTAATCTTATCGAGAAGGAAGTTGGGTATAGGGTTATGATTTTAGACTGGAAGGAATTTACAGAAGAACAATATCAATTAATTTTAAAAGAAAATGAGCGAAACGAGAGTAACGGGATTGCAAAGGCTGAATAGCTACATATCCCACAATGCAACCCAAGAGTATTTGAAAAAGGTATTGAGTGATAAAAAGGATGCTTTTGTAAGCAATTTGGTATCTTTAGTAGCTAACAATGCAAAATTGCAGGAATGTGAGCCAGCAACGCTTATGTATGGTGCTATTCGTGCTACTGCATCCGATTTGCCGCTTGACCCATCTTTCGGTTGTGCTTATCTGATACCTTACAAGAACAATAAGTTAGGTATTACGGAAGCGCAATTTCAGATTGGGTATAAGGCTTATGTGCAGTTGGCATTGCGAAGCGGTCAGTTCAAGTGCATTAATTGTACAGATGTACGAGAAGGAGAGCTTATAAACCGCAACCGATTGACGGGTCAGATAGACTTCAAGTTTGAACAAGACGATAAGAAGCGAAATGAACTTTCTATTATCGGATTCGTTTCTTACTTTCAGCTTTTGAACGGATATGAGAGCACATTATATATGTCAGTAGAGGAACTGAAAGCACACGGACTTCGCTACTCACAGACCTACAAAAGTCCATATGCCAATGTACGTGACAGTTCAAAGTGGGTAACAGATTTTTACGAGATGAGTCGCAAGACGGTTATTAAGCTGAACTTATCTCGCAATGCTCCTCTTTCCGTTGAAATGCAGAAAGCTATACGGGATGACCAAGCTGTATTCCGCAGCGCTGACGTTCCAGACTATGTAGATAACGTTGGTGACGAGCCTTTGATTGACAAGGATAAAGCATCAAAGGTAGCAGCAATGTTTGATGAAGCTAAAATAGTTGATGAAAACGTTGGTAGCAAGAAGTAATATGCTTATATTTGCACAGTAATACGTGACGTGCGTGTTGCGACCAACTTCATATCATTTGGGGAAGCCTCGGTTAATCCGGGGCTTTTTCTTTTGAAGTTTAAAAAAAGTTTGTATCTTTGTGGAAATTTAAAACGAATGATATGGGCAGAATTTATGTTGGTTTAGATAATGGTGTTTCCGGCAGCATCGGTATTGTCGGAGATGATATTGAATCCGTTTTTGTCAAGACACCCGTCAAAAAAGTACAAGATTATACAAAGGCAAAGAAAGAAGTGTCCCGGTTGGATTACAGCAAATTTATGGAACTTTTTTCCAAATACAACAAGAATGACATTACGCTTCTGATGGAGCGTCCTCTTGTAAATCCAAGCCGCTTTGCATCTACTGCATCAGCGTTACGTTGCCATGAGGCAGAACTTATTATGATTGAAGTAATGGGTATTCGCCACATGTTTGTAGATTCTAAGGAATGGCAAAAAGAACTTCTTCCCAAAGGCTGTAGTGGGGAAGAGCTTAAAAAGGCTTCTTTAGATATAGGAAACCGCTTGTTTCCACAGTTTAATAATATTAAACACCCAGATAGAGACGGCATTCTAATTGCAGAATATGCCCGACGCAACCACTTTTAGTTTTTTTACTTCATAAATTAGTTATTCGTGTAAGCCGTAGTGTTCCAATACATTACGGCTTTTTATTTGGACTTCGTAAAGTTCATTCGGTTCTCCTCGTGAATAGGGCTTACTTTGCACAAACCAAAACAATACTTGTATGGGAAAACCGAAGAAAGAAACAGTTAGGAAATTGAGGGGTCTTATGATATTGGACCAGATGGAAGATTATACTCCTTTACATAAGCTACACAATCTTTCCAACGAATTGATAGAAACAGTTTCAAAAACTAAAAAGAAGAAGTCCTTATGAGAATTATCAATCTTTATCAAGAAACACTCGGCATTGTAAGTGATTGTTGCAAGGTCAGCAAAGAAAAAATCATATCCTCAAAGAAGGAGGAATGTGTGAATGCTCGTTATATTCTTGTCAGCATTTTGGGAGAATGGTACACAGACAATGAGATAGCCGAGCTTACTGGCTTATCTCGTCCTTGTACAAATAAGATTAGGAATAAGTTCAAATCCCGTCTTAAACGTTACAATGTCAACTGCCAGTATCAGGAAGCTAAAGAAAAAGCGTTTGCGGTGTTTAGAAATGGCGATTAGTTACCAACTTGATACAAACTATTCTTTTAGTAACAAACTTCACCGTTAATTTGTTGTGCCCTAATATTGGGGCATTAAACAATTAAAATCATAATATTATGTCTGAAAGTAAAACTGTAATTTACTCGCCAGATAGCGGTATGGCTGGCGGTAACGGTATGATGGCAATGTTGGCTCCTCTGTTGCAACAGAGAGGTATTGACCCGAACTTGTTGGTTGCATTGAACGGTAAGAACGGCAATAACGGGTTCGGTGGAGATGGTTCGTGGCTACTTTGGGTGATTTTCCTCTTTTTCTTATTCCCTTTGATGGGACGCGGAGGCTGGGGTAACGGCTTTGGCGGTGGCAATGAAGGTGGTTGTCCGTCTGGTGCTGGGCTTGCTAACCTCATCAACAACGATAATGGTCGTGAGTTACTTATGAGCGCAATTCAAGGCAACGGTCAAGCTATCAACAATCTGGCTACTAACTTGAACTGTTCAGTAGGTCAGATTCAGCAAGCTATCAACGGTGTAAGTGCTAAAGTTGCAGAAGTTAGCTGTCAAGTAGGTCTTTCTTCCCAGCAGATTATCAACGCCATCCAAGCTGGTAACTGTCAGATAGCTAACCAGATGGCACAGTGTTGCTGCGATGTCAAGACTGCTATCGAACGCCAAGGATATGAAAATAGACTTGCTACAATCAACCAGACAGATGATTTGAAGTCTAATGCTAATACTCAGTTCAACATCATTGCAAGTAAGATTGACGCTCAAAGTGCTATCATTAATGATAAGTTCTGTCAGCTTGAAATGCGTGAAATGCAGCGTGAAATCCAGCAGTTACGTGACGAGAAGCAAGGTTATCAGATGTCAGCTTTGACACAGCAACAGACACAAAACTTGGTGGATAAGTTGCGTCCTTGTCCAACCCCTGCCTTCATAACTTGCAACCCGTGGGGCTGTAATGGTGGCTTCTATGGCAATGGTTATCCGTTTGGTTATAATGACGGTTGTGGTTGCAATGGCTAATAATCCATAGGGGGCTTTGTGTCCCCTATAATATTAACTCTTAAAAACAAGGAATATGACTACCTATTTTAACAATGGTGTTTCCGTAACAAGAAGGGTAATTGTACCCAAAATAGACGTTGCAGGCATTCCCGTAATTGAAACTTCGGGATATATAGAAACTACAGATGAAGCTACTCCTACGGTAAATTATGGAATTAACCCATGTATCTGGCGTGCCCTTCCAAACCGTACAGTAGTTCTTTGGAAAGTTCGTCACCCGGTTAGTACAGCAGGAGCTACATTACCCGTTAATGTAGTTGTTCCGATGGCAAACCGAAACAGTACAGTAGTTTCAGAGAATAGCAATGTGGGAACGACTAAAATTCCAGTTATAGACAATAAGTCTACGCAAGTTCTTGGGCATGATGTAACTGTTCCGCAAGGTACATCCGCACCAGCGCCACAAATTCAAGCAGGATATACTACTGAGCATTGGGTCTATATCGACAAATGCTGTGGAATATTCAGACTTATGGGAGTAACGGCAATCAACAGTCCGGTAGGAGCTACAGCAGCTAATCAGTCTGCATCTGCTTCATCGGCAAAGAGTAAGTAACAATTAAAAGTTTAGACTATGTTTGGTTCATTAAAGCAAGGGAATATTTGCTATATTCTTATCAAAGGTGAGAAACCAATATTGAAGATAGGAACGGTTGAATCCGTATCTAATCCTATGCCTAAATATCCTACCTATAATCCTTCTGTACCTTTTGGAGCACAGCAGGAAACAGTTATAGATGCGAAGATAAAGGCTGGTGAAGAGGTTATGGAATTTCAGAAACTTCCTACAAATGTGGAGGTATTTACCTATTCTAATGCTATTGTGTCGGACAAGAAGGAAGCAATTCTTTCAGAGGTTGAGAATATGATTCAGACCAGCCGTCAGATAGTGGAAAGCAGAGATTACCATCAATCTGTAATAGAAAGCTGCGATGATATATTGAAACAACTCAATCCTCAGTTTGCCAAAGAGAAACAGCAGGAAGAGAAAATCGGTTCTTTAGAATCAGAAGTTAAATCTTTAAAAGGTGATTTGAATGACATCAAGTCCCTGCTTCAAGAACTGAATAGTTCTAACAGAAACAGTAAAACAACATCTAAAACGTAAATAGTATGGGAATGATAGAAATTTCTCAAAGAGGTCGTGGTGGTGTCAAAGATGCCTACGATAACTTCAAAGAGAGCATGAAGTGCTTGAAGGAAGACTTTGAAACCCTTTTGGACGAAATGGAAGAAATGGGTGAACGTCGTGAAGATTACGGACGCGAGTACGATAGAGACTACGACCGTGATTATGACCGGGAAGACCGTATGAGCGAGCGTAGAGGTCGTCGTCGTCGTCGTTGATAATGTAGTAGAGGGGAGGAGATTATTCTCCCCTTTTGTTTAACAAATAAATATTCAGTAAAATGGGAAATACTTCATTTGATGTATATGACAATATACCAGAAGAAATGCGGACGTATCTTCAAAACTATGGCTTTAATTTCAGTGAAAAAATGTGTGATTGGGCAGTTTCAATGATGAAGACTAAAGAGGGTAAGATAACTCCTATTACTAAAGACCAAGTTACAGCCATGCTTAAAAAGTATAACATTACTCTTGAAAAGGATAATGGCTATAATAGTGTGTATGTTGCGAATATGGCAAAAGCTGATTATTTGGGCAAAAGCATTCCCAACGAACAATACCATGCAACATTCATTCGCGATTATATTGACGACCCGGATTACCCTACAACGGAGAAAGCTTTCCGTCATTTCTTCGCAGACATGATGGGCATGGGAAAAGTAATTAATTGGAAGGATATGCTCTAAATATTCCTTTTATGAAACGACAAGAGCTTTATATCGAAAAATATGATTGGCATATATTGCTGTTCTTGGACTACAGTTGTGATTATTTGGATGAAGTCTTGGATGCAATGGATAAGTTGAAATGTGGCAGTAAAAGTTATGATATTGCTTATGACAACTTGTCCTCTTGCAGCATAAATACTGGGCTTACATTCAGTGACTACATCAGTAGGACATCTGTTATTGTAATTAGTATAACCAACTCTGAAAAAGAGTTTCTTAAATCCTATCACCATGAATTAGGACATTGTGCCGTTCATATCTGCCAATTCTACGGTATTCCATTAGAAGGGGAAGAAGTACAGTATTTAGGTCAAGATTTGGTAGACAGAACATGGGACATAGCTAAGATTTTCTTATGTGACTGTGATTGTTGTAAAAATAGAAGAAATGAAAAGAAAAGAGATTTTGAAGGCAATGAAAGCCATGAAAAGTGAGAAACCGATTAATTCCATGTATAGAATGATACCTAAGTCGCGCATGGACGAGTTTAAACGCTTCGCAGCTATCTTTGGATTTACTGAGGAGAATATAGAGAATATCTTGTCGAAGGAAAAAGAAATGGTGGGCAAGTAACCCACCACAACTTTGCATTTGAGAACTAAGCAGGTTTCTTCAAGCTTACCATACTTTTAACTATCATCCATTTATCTCGGTAAAAGCTGTTGGATGATATAAGTTCCTGCATGTTTGATATTCCTTGGTATATACTACTTGTAACAAATATAGCATCATCAATAGATACTTCTTGTGCTATTGTTTCATAGTCTTTTTTACAGACTTCTCTTAATACATACCAATAGAACCATCTTGCATAAACTATATCTTTACTTCTGTCTTTAGAAAGCATATCAGCCCTATCTACACCGAATAGGCCGGCAACAAAATATGACAATGAAATTTCCCAATTCATATCATATTTCCTAAGAATGTCACACACTTCTTTGAGTGTCTTGTCTTTCATATTGATAAAATCGTTTTTAAGTTTTTGGCAATTCATGGTTTTTCTCTTTCATTATCTGGTTAATTCTCTTTATCAAGGGTTGTTCAGTAGTTCTGCTTACAATTATACATAAGGATTTCATCTCTTTTGTTTCCCAGCTTGCAAGTAGTTCAAACCGAAAGGATGCAAGGTAAAAATATCCCTTATATGAAACGTTTGGAAAAGGTTTTCCCGTATAAAAAGCATTGCATTCTATAAATGGTCGAGGTTTAATGTCATTGAATGTACAAGTCTTTTCATCAAACACCTTCTCTATGGCTCTTTGCACACATATAAATGGCTTTCCCTTATCATCTTTCCAAAAAGTAGCATTCACATCAAAGTGAATACCTTCTACATTCAGCCAACCCGTTAATCCTTTCGTCGTGTTCTTGACATAACCTTTATTTCTCTGATTTCTGAACTCCATAGCCATACAAACTAAAATCTAACCTTGCAGGGTCAGAAGGAAATACTTTTTTTGCAAATTCAGTCACTTTTATACAAGTCTTTCTTGATTCATCTACTTTGGGGATAATTCCAAATTCAACTGCCGACTGCAAAGAATGTGTATCACAAGGAACAAGAAGTCGGGAAGGTGATAGAGTTTTCCATAATCCAATGTCAACTACACTATCTTTCCTTATCATCCATCTAAGTAGCATGTTCACTCTTTTATTTGCACAATTACTGTTTGGACTGGGTATCATTGTTTCACCATGCAATAAATGACATAATCCTTGGCAATAGTATGTGCATTTCTGAGAATAAGTAACACGTCCAAGAGCGTCTTCAAGATTAGGGTACTTCATATAAATGGAATGAAGTTTATCACAAAGGGAAGCAAAGCAATGCCAAGAAGTCATACGATATAAGCTCGTATAATTATCCTTGTATTTATTCCATTCCACGCCATATATATATTGAAAAGGCTTATTCCCCATTATCTCTGTAAGAATATAATCTATTTTGGGAATGAATACTGAACGCCTGCCATAAGCAAGCCAAGCTGCTATGACTGCTGCTACTTCGATGTCTTTTCTATCCTTAAATCGTCGTGGAAATTGTATAGGGTCAGATTTGATAAAACTCTCTACCTCATACTTTTCTGCAAGGTCAATGTAATCTCTAAACTTCATATTCATATCAATTTGTTATGTGCAAAAATAAGGTGTTTTTTTGAAAGCACCAAATATCTGGCTACCAATTTGATACAAACTTTAGTTCTACAAGTACTTTTGGTGAAACTGCAACTTTTAATGGTGGAATGTATTCTGGTAATATCTTTCCGTTAAGCAATAATAATTACAGAATAGGTTCATTTAGCAATAGATTTATAGATGCGTATATTCAAGCTTGGGTCTATGCTAATTCTGGTCTTTATATGAATCCATCTGGTATAACCCAAAATGGTTCTTATTTGGAACTTTCAAGCGGTGGAAATGAGATTATTATAGCTGGAGGCACTGATTTTTATGTTAATAATAGAGGTGCAAGTTATGGCGGTAGGTCTGTTCCTAAAAAATGGCATTGGCATGCAGGAAGCAGTTCATCTTGGACAAATATGGAATTTGGAGATTGTACCCTGCATGGTTTGATAAATAGCACGGGAATATCTGCAAGTGGCGCTAATTCTTTTTATGTAGGAGCAAGGTTCTCAAATACGAGCAATGATAGTATTGAAATCGTTGGAGGTAATTATACAATGGGACTTGGCTGTCATTCAAACGGGTCTTGGTATTGGTGGAGAGGTACTGCTAATCCGACAAGTGCTACAAATAAATCGTATGTTATGCAATATGATGGTATCACATGGGCTTTTACTGGAAGTATTACTGCTACGGCTGCAATCACCGCTAAAGCTACTTCTGACTTTAGATTAAAAGAGAATTACGATGGGCTTATAGATTACCGAGAAAGACTACTAAAACTTGGCAGAGTTTATGACTATAATTATAACAAAAAAGCATTGGATTTATACCAAGATAGGATAGACAATAAACGTCATACCGGACTTGTATATCAAAATGCGGTGAAAGCTGGTATCACAAATTTCTGTCACGAAAAGGATGAATATGGATATGGTAGCTTGAATTATTTATCTCCCGACCTTATCGCAACAATCATTGGTTCTGTGCAAGCCAATATCCTTTCTATCCGTCTTGTTGAATCAGAGCAAGAACGAATGAGAAAGGAATTGGAACATGCTAAATCAGAGATTAATAGGCTTAAAGGCTTAGTTGCCTCTTTACAGAACTAAGTTCTTTTTCTAAGGTAGCTATCTTCTTTTTGAGGGTAGCTACCTCATTATCTACTTGCTGAATACCTCGCCATAATACGGGTATTAAACGTTCGTATTGTATTACATAATAATCTTTAAAACAGTTACTTACCCATTGACTATATCCATTTATTAGCAAGTCTTGTGCAATAAGTCCGTAATGCTCCTCATTGTCATTAAAGATTGGAGAGTTTGCTTTTGCGGTATCATTCCAGTAATACTTCACTGACTTTAACTTGTGAATAATATCCAAAGCATTGTATTGTTTGATATTTTTCTTCAATCTTATATCAGAAGAGGAAGACTTGGCTGTAATTGCACCCGCAGCCGTTATATTCCCCGAAGCTGTGATTGAAGCTACACCAGTAAGACTACCACTCACATTTGCAGTACCATTAAAGCTTTGCCCCCAAATGGTACGTGTATTAGTGAGTTTAGTAGCAGTTGATGCAGAACTTGCATTGCCGGATAGTGAGCCACTAAAGGTCGTGCTTGTAATGGAACTAAATCCCGTCATAGTCGAAGGCAAGTACATATTTACATTGCCCGACCCATTAACTGAATAGGAGTTATAATGCGCTCCGCTTGGGTCGTTTATATAGAACGTCCGCGTAGTCCCCCAATAAGAAGTTGTAATATTAGCTGAACCGTTAAATGATGTACCATTTATTGTACGTGAAGTCTGTAATGTTGTAGCAGTCGTAGCGTTTCCACTTAGAGAGCCAGTCAGTGTCCCGGATAGTCCTCCGTTGAATGTAGCCTTACCAGCAAAAGTACTTGTAGAACTTATGTCGAGATTATAACTATAAACACACTTCCATCTTAAATCAGTAGTTCCCGAAGTTATTGAATTACTAAGATGGGGCTGTATATTTTGATAATATGTATCTTCCATAAAAGATACATATGTAATTACTCCTTGTGTTAGTGTTGTACTAAGACTACTGTTAATTTCAGAGTTATTAATAACTTCTGCATTATTTCCATTTGCCTTAGTTTTATATTTTATACGGTATGGCAAAGTGATAGTTGATAATCCTCCTGCAATAGTTGAACGAATAACCCCTCTAAAATAATAACTATCTATTCTATTATCCCGATATGGGATTTCAATACAATAATACCAAATGTTATTATACTTACATTTTTTTAATACATATTGATTAGATAAAAAAGAGCCTATTGATTTTATATTCCAAAAAGTACTATTATAAATAGTCGAAATCTTCACATCAACCCAAAAGCATTGATTAGCTCCATTTGTATATCCAGATATAGTACCATCTATAGTATTATAACCGGTTAAATTAGCTGTAGCAGGAATAGGTAACAACAGAAATACTTCATAGCTATAACTTCCTACACCATCCCAATATCTATGTTGAAAATGTTCATCTCCACTTAGAAGCGAAAACTCATTATATAATCCAGTTATATTGCCATTAACAACTACAGTTTTATTAAAGTAATATGCTGGTGCTGTTGTTTGAAAATGACAGTATGAAGTATTTTCAGCACCTATTAAAGTTTTAAATCCATTACTCACAGTAAATAAATATCCTTCACCCGTTACTCCTCCTTTCTTAGATTCAGTACCACTTGGTCTTAATTCTATTGCACCAGCAGTAGAAGAAGTACTTGAATTTGTTGTAATAGCTATGTCGCCAAAGGTAGTACCGGAATAAAGTCTTATGTACGCCCAATTATTAGCAGCAGATTTAGCTTGCAAATGAGGACCGGAAGAGGCATACGCTATAAAACTTTTCGCATGTATGTTTGCATTATTACCTGGTCCAAAATGATAATCAGTAGGTGTTGGTCTATTATCTCTTGAAGTATATCCAAAAAAGATATAGTTATTAGCTGTAAATGTGCCTCCGAAGTCAATCGCATTACTTGAAGAGGAATATACTATAAGACCAGATGTACCAAATCTATTGTGCATATAGTTCTGGTAATTGGAGCTATTAAGTATCTTTGCCCAAGAAGTCCAAGAAGTAGTTTCTCCGTGACGAGTATATAAATCTTCATTAGTTGAAGCTATTTCCCAAGCATTCCCTCCACTGCTATTCGACCATCCTCTCCATCCCCATACAGTTGCATAACTTCCACCATCTGAAAGCCCAATAGTAGTTAAATTCTTAATGCCTCTCATAATAAATAAATTATTATAGTCATCAGGCACATGATTTACGCTTCTTGTATCAGCCCATTTAGCGAATTGGTATGGTTTAAGACTTCCGGAATGCCATACATTATAATTAACTCCTGCATATCTGTATATTATAGCTCCTCTTAAATTATCAGCTAATCCTAAACATAATGTAGGATGGCTACTAAGTTTATCATTGTATAGGTAAGCTCCGATAGTCGCATGATATCCTACTTCAGCTGTAGGTATTGTACTATTTACAAATTTAATAGAAGTTTCAGTTGCATTACTTGATTTAACGGTAACTACTGTAGCAGAAGTTGAAGTATCTCCGACCGTTAGTGTCCCCGTCAATGTTCCACCAGAAAGTTTTAGATATTTACTGTCTAATGCAGAGGCGTAGTTACCTTCGTGCAGTATTTTGTACCAAGTTCTGAAAGAACTTGCACCAACACCTCTAAAGTAAAAATCATCAGAATTATAGGCTGCTCTTAATTGGAATAACCTATTTGCCGCAGAACCAATGTTTAATACAGTATCATTAGCACCAGTAGTTCCATATGCAGTACCATTTGCCTCCCATACAGATGTCTTAGATGCTGTAAATGTAGATACAGTATCTATCGCAGTAGAGGTTATTTGAGCATATCTCTCTAAATGGTTGGCGGTAGTAGCAATATTGCCTTTAGTTAATGTCAGTACTCGCGTACTATTGTCATAAGTAGCGTTGGTAAGGACATTTCCCGTTCCAGTAATAGTAGTGGAAGGGTAGTTTGGGAGCGTAATATACTTGCTTGTGTCTGGCGCATAAGTTTGGCTGTTAACTTTGATACCAGCAATGCCAGTACCTCCACCACCATTCTTTTCAAGTTCAGTAATTCTACTTGCCAACTTGTTGATAGTGTATGCATTGAAGGTGTCTGATAATGTTGAATCAGCGAATGTGCCACCTAAACTTGAATATCCATAAACGGTTTGGATAAGCCCACCGCCTCCTCCACCTCCACTACCAGAACTGATACCTTTTGCAGATACAGCACCGCTTGCGTAGAAGTTAACTGCCGAGCCATCTTCTTTGTAGACTTTAATAGCATTATTGGCACTATCTACTCCAATGCGATACCCAGTTGTTCCTATTTCGATGTAGTTGGAAACTGTCAATTTCTGCATTGGATATTGCGGTATCATGTAGCTAATAGTATTCGGAGTTCCAGAACGATATACAATCTGGAATAGAGAAACATAGTCGCCAAGCTGATTTTCTTTGATGATGAATGATTGTGGGTCAGCATGGAAAACACCATCAGTCCCCCACCATACAGCACCGCTTGCAAGGTAGCCAGAGCCATCCATACGAATGATAGCCTTTGCTACATCTGATGGCATGTTTGCTTCTGTATAATCTGCTCTATCCTTCATAGAACCTCCATACCAAGAAGCAATACCTCCACCGACCTTAGTAGCATCATAGACACCATTCATACCGGACATTACTTTAAATCCAGCTACCGGGTCAGTATATCCCAGCATGTTTAACGCATTCTGAATAACGCCACCTTCGATTGTGGTACTCTCTTTCCACGCTTTCTTTAGATATTCATAACCAGCCAAATCTTTTTTAACGGTATCTACTGCTGCCTTAGCTGCGTCACTGATGGCATTCAAAGCTGCCGTTCTTTGATTGTAGTATGCAGATTGCTTTGAAGCGAAGTCAGAAGGTATAGTTATATTTTCGGGAGTAGAAGCAGATAATGTAACCAACACTGCACGATAATTGCTATGAGCATTCAGATAACCCGTAGGGCTACCCAATGAATACAAAGTATATCCTGCTGTAATATTTGTCTTGTCAGCGTCTATACGAACTATTTCATCTTTGATTGATTGCTTTTCAGTAGGAGATATAACCCCATCTTCTGCCCACTTATCCAATCTTTGTTTAGCTGCTTCCGCTTCTGCTTTAGCTGCATCTGCCGCCTTTTGAGCCTCTTCCGCAGCTTTCTTCGCATCTTCTGCGGAAGTGTTTATTTTGTCTTGGATAAAGTTGTTGGCTGCATTCAAATAAGCTATAAAATCTCCATATTTGGTATTGAAGGTGTCGTACCTACCATCTACCAAAGCGACTTCCGTTGAGGTAGCTACTCCGTCAGCTATGGCATCATCAATAGCAGTAATAAGCTCGGTAGTTGCCACATTAAATCCATCATAAGCGGTTTTTAGTTCTACCTTAGCAGTACCGGACAATAAAGGATTACCATAAACCTTAGAATAAGATTCAGCTACGCTCTTCTGTATTGATTTAATTGAGTTCAAATATTTCTCAATCGCAGCAGCTTCTTGTCTGTCAACAATACCGTCTTTAAAGGCTTCGTCTGTGAAGTCTTTCATATTGGTTACAGTCTGCTTTGCGTCATTGGCTTCTTTCTTAGCTTCTTCTGCTGCCTTTTGCGCTTTAGCTGCTTCAAGATAAGCCTTTGAAGTGTCATTATCTGCAATCTGCTTCCATCCCCATGTATTTCCCGTCTTTACCCATCTCCATGATTTTCCTGCATCGGGAGTAGTTTCATCATCGACATATTCTTGGATATTGGTAAATACATCACCTTCATGCCGTTTTTTCAAAGCTTCTGTATTCCAATCTACTGCTGGCTGGTTTGTAAGAGTTGGTGTGTATTCTCCATACCAAGTTTCCTTTACTCCATCTATCTGGTCTTGGAAGCTGTTAAATGTTTCCTCAACGTCTTTGCCAGATTTGGTTACAAGTTTACCTTTTATCTCAACACCAGTTACCGTATCAAACTTCATATAGCTGCTCTTATCTCTTGCTCCAATATAAGAGTTGCCATAGACGTTCATATAAGCGAGATTTGTAGTCTTGTCAACACCGTAGGACACGTACTCTTTGTTGAGGTATGAATAGCTGTTTATGCCAGCATATAAAGTCATACTTGGCGAGAAAGTGTCAACTGCACTAAAGATAATTGCATTCTGTCTTGTCTTGTCCTCTACATGAGTAACACCATTTGCATCAACAAAAGTCTTATTACCTAATTGGCAAATGGTATCTCCTACTCGTGGTGCATCACTGGCTGCATCAGCATCAGTTTTTGAGATGTCAATGTAATTAGTTCCTACGTTTACGACTAAACGCCAGAAGTAATGATTTGACACATTCTCATAAACTCCCTCCTTAATATTGAAGTCTTGTGCTAAAGCCATATCCCCAGCGCGGAAACGATTATCTAATGCTTCCGTACCATCATCTTGGTAGAAATAGCATCGCCAGTAGTCCCAAACATTTTCGCCAGTCTTGTTGCCTTCTTCGTCAAGTATATCATTTCTATCTTCTATCTTGATACATTCGATTGCACCACCGAGAGTAATCATTTGGCGACCTCCGATAACTCCGGTCTTGATAATCTCCAAAGCATAGAACATGGCTTTCATTCTTACTGTCAGATAATCAAGCTCTGCATGTGATTTTCCGTCTGTATCTGCATAGAATATACCACCCGTACTTCCGGTCACATAGCTACCGACTTTCAATCCACGCAAGAAAGTTATCATTCCTTGTGCGGTATCATCTTTAACTCTGCTGAGTTTTTTGTTCAGTTCGCCTACAATGTCAAGTCCATAAATAGCTTGTAACTGTGCTACTTGGCTTCCTAACTTGCTAAGTCCATCAGCTATCTGTCCTATCTGATTCAGTACAATAGACACTTCGTCCGTTAAGGTAATATTATAAGTAGGAAGGGGATTTGTACCATATTGGATTGACATTTCCTTTACGGATAATTCCATAGCGTCCTCATTGTCTTTATACAAGAATCTGACAATAGTATTAGGCTTAATCTGCGCAAGAATTGCTTGGTTTGTTTCCAAGAAGTGTTCGTCGAAGCTCAAAGGATAGTCATACAAAGGCATATTATTTTCAAGCATATATCTTTTCATGGCGACGTCCAAACGTTCTTGTGCCTTGTCTATATATGCTTGTGGCATTTCAATGTGCAATATGACAAACTTGTCGCCAGTTTTAACTTGCTGGAACTTGCTTGGCATTATCGTACCAAATGTATCTAAGTCCTTTGTCAGTTTAATAGTAATAGCTTGGTCTGTACTGTCTGGATATTTAGCATAGTCCCTCTGTTCTCCATCTGGTTTGAATACAATGTTTCCAGCTTCATCAGTTACATAGAAGTTCTTTTTTACATCTTCCCAATCTACTGCTACCTCGTAGTTAGCTCCTAATGTGTCACCGGACTTCATGGAGAAGGTCATTCCACTTGTAACTGCTGCTTGTGCATATAAGTCAAAGCCAAGAGGATAAAGCGTCACATCAAAATACGACTGTCTAACCTCTCCCGTTTCGGGGTCAATATAATCATCCCAGCCACCTTCCGGTACTATTACTTCTTTGAACAAGTCAATAGCTTGTCCCTTGTATGTCATACCTTTAATAGTAGGTTGTATGCTGGAAAATTCTTGGATATGGAATACTGGTGCAAGAGGATTGATAGGAGTAGGATAGCTGCTATCTGCGTCATAGTAGTCAATGAGAGGTTCTTTAGAACCAAACAAGACTTTATTTCTAACTGCCTCTACATATACTGATGGCATTAACGTGTCACGAGTATATGGGTGCTCAATGCGATTTCCGTCTGCATCTGTAATTATAGGATAGCCATACGGAATATTAATGTTGCTACCATATCCAGCAATACGAGTAATGACCTTATTATTCTTTGGTGTGCAATCGTTGTTTTTCAGTCCTACACCTTGTCCGAATTTGAATATGTATGGCTTGTTTTCATCGTCGAGTATTTCCTTAGATGGCTTGCCAAACCAAATAGTATATCCATCAACTACAAATGGGACTTTCCATGTTTCGTATGCAGTCTTGCAAACGTCTGAAATAAATTGATTGCTGAATGATAACACATCACTCATTGTCCCATCATCTACAAATGTTGGCTGTAACTTGCAAGTCCATTTAGTTCCGACAAGACATGAGTTGATTTTTTGAACGAACATGCTTAATGTACCAATCCACGAGAAAGTCCGTTTTTCGCTGCGATAACTTTCCTCACTGCTACTAATAGCAATGTCAGTAAAGGGAATGTTGTACAATTCAATCATTTCATGGTAGAAAGTACAACTATATTTAGTCATTCCCTTTGCCTCGCTGTTTTCCGAAGTCATTCCTTTTCTAACAACTACGGGAGGATTTTTAAGAATGTACTTTATTCCTTTATACTCTACATATTCTTGCAGAGTAAACGAAAGTGAATTGTCTTTATAATAAAACTCTCCTTCTATCTTGTCATTTAACGACATAACAATAGTTGAGAAAGTGTGTTTTCTCAAACTAATGTCGTGGAAGGGAGTGCCATCTTCATTGTATATATTTAGTATAGGGTTTATTTCGTTCGCCATTTTACGTAGTAGGTGCTTATATCCAAGCTTACACTTGAACAACTTGACGTTTCATCGAACCGCTACTTCTTAGGGAGCTTGCGCTCCGTTCGTCCATAGTTGGATTCTCACCGTCCAATCCCCGATGCGCCATCGGTTGGGTTAATAAATTCTGTGCTTGTAGTCCGAAGCGTTTGATGTTTCGGGCTGCAAGTAAATCTCTGTCATTTGTAGTTCCACACTTGGGACAAGTCCACTTGCGGTCGGAAAGTTTAAGTTCTCTATTTATATATCCGCACTCACACATCTTTGAAGACGGTTCAAAGCGACCTATGCGAATTAAAGTCTTTCCGTACCATTCACACTTGTATTCAAGCATGGAGAAGAAAGTAGCCCAACCAACAGAGCCTATTGAACGTGCAAGCTTG